CACAAATACACTTTCAATCCCTCGGCTTCCGATAGAATTCTCATCCCGGATCCAAACAATACATGGTGTTCCTCCGTATACTGCTGCCGATAGTCTCCATACAGATTGGCACAGAGATAGCACACGCCCTTTTCTGTGTTCAAAATGCTTTTCGGATGGCTGATTCTCTTTTTCTTCTTTTTCGGCTTAGGAAACGCCATATCACTATAATCAATACTCATAAAGTAATCACTTTCTTTTTCCAGTTGTCCCATCCGCCTTTTGGCCAGGCAAATTCTTTCTTCAGAAGCTCAAGGATTTTCTCCGGATCCCCGGATTTTAAGATGTCTTCTATGACTTCCCCTTCCTGGACCACCTCTTCTGTGATCTCATGTACCTGTTTTTCTTCTTCCGGAAGATTCATAACCGGATAATCTTCCACTTCCATCTGTCCCGGAATCTGTTCTTCTGGTTCTTTTGGCTCTTCCAATGTTTCCTTTGGTTTGGCAGGTTCTTTCTTTTTCTTTAACGGTTCCGTCTTTAAGACTTCCCTCTCTTTCTTTTCCCTCAGCGGCATCTGATAAACTTCTTCATAGGCTTTTGAATCAGACATCTTCCTGCCTTCCGGATAAAAAGTCTGTTCAAATGTTTTGGCCAACTCCAGATAGCCGATCTCTTCCGGTTCTCCCCTGCCATTGTATGGCATGATCCGAATCTGAAATTCACTGAAGAGCACATTTGCAAATTGCATCCGAAACATCCGGAATTTTGTTGGAGCTACAATTCCCATGATCTCCCGGTTGATCGTACTCGCTTCTTTTGGCTCGTCTTCCCATATCCATTTAGCCATTTTTTCAAAGCAGCCTTTTCCCTCTCCTTTGAAAAATTCATACACTAACGTTTCCGTCCAGCTTCCATGGTGTTCTTCTGGTGCGATGTCGCACAGGCTCATCTGCGGCGAATAACGATCTTCTGTTTCCCGAATGACTTCTTTTACCTCCCGGATTTCCCGCACCGTTGCATCCCTTGGTACCACTTCCCGAACTTCTTCCGGCAGCGCCAGCATTTCAGACAGCTTACTGCTTCCATATCCCCGGTACCTTTCCTGAATTTCCGGACTGTTCCCGTTGATACTGTATGTATCATTGATCTGCATAAACCGGATCGCCCACGTCCTGCTGATATTGAAGGTTTCTTTTGCAAACTCAAAAACATCCGCATACCCCTTTTCTTTATAAAACTCTGCATCTCTAGTCTTTTTTAAGAGATACCCGACTTTAATGTATCCCTCTGCGATATGTTCCAGTTCTTTCCGTAATGCAATTTCTACCCCCTGCAGGGTACTGATTGTCTGTAATTCTTCCATCTATCCAGCTTTCCTTTCTGTACGTTTCAACTTCTTTCTTTTGAATAACTCAACAAATTCTTTGACTTCCTCTGTCATGTCTCCGTTATATTTTGCCCGACACTGGATCATAACCCCATTGTTTACCTCCATGGTGTAAAACGGCGTCTCCGGATCCTGCTTCTTTCGCAGGAACAGAATCGTTGTCTCTCCTTTTGCCACCCGGTCAATATACGTGGCGACGCAGTGATGCATGGCATTTCCCTCCTGTCGGATTTCATGGATCCGTTTCGGAAGCCTCAATAAAAATTGTTCTGTTTCCATTTCCAGATAACTGTCCCTCTTTCTGTATTGCTCGTACTTTTTGTCTTTTTTATTGTCCAAATCCTCTTTGGCTTTTATTTCTCGTTCTCTGCTCTCTTCAATCAACTCTTCATGACGCTGCTCTAAATTCTTCGGGAATAAGATCCACGGCTCTCTCATGTTGTATCCCAACTCCTCTGCCATCTTCAGATAATCGTGATAGTCCACGGCTCCTCTCTTGTCTTCTCCTAACACTTCTTTGATGTACCGTTCCATCTTGTGAATGGTGGTATACCGGATGTATCTAGTGAATTTTCTCTGAAGCCTTGCAAAAAACTGAATCTGCCGCCATGTTGGATGTAATCCCTTCTCCTGCATTTCATAAGTGGTGTTATATTCCCTTACACTTGGATTCTTTCCAGCCAACAGCTGGTAATATTCCCCGCTGAGCCCTAATATCTTTTTGCAGGACCGTTCTTTCTTTAAGTATCCTGTGTTGTACCCCTGTATTTCTTCTTTGACAATTCTGTAAAACCCGCACTTTACCAACTGTTCGATTCCAGGCATACGCCGGTATCCATCTATATATTGATCCAAATACATTTTTTCTCGATATTTCCCACGTTTCACAAAACATTCCATTGCAGAATACTGAAACGGTGTTCCTTTTAAGATCTGTTTGAGATTCCGGTTATAAAGGATCGCTTCATGCTCTACCACTTCATAATATCTCCATCCGGCTCTGTAACACCACCGAACCCAGTCTGTCTGCTTATACTGTTCATATTCAAATTCATGAATCTTTTTTAAATTCCGGTCATACGTGATCCGTATCAGCTCCCAGTGCCCGCCGTTTTCCTTTTGTCCATTCCTGAATTTCCGATAGCACTCAAAATATCGGTATACATATCCCTCTTTTGTTTTCTGCAGGAGCCCTGCATACCCTCTTGCATTGACATTTCCGCCTTTCTTTCGGCTTCTATAGGTAACAGGATGCTTGCAGGATGGGCATTCTCCCGCGTCTCCATAGTGTGGATTCCGGATTTTCACTTCTCTTCCACAATGTGTGCAATGCCCTTTTGTTACTTTTCTTCCGGCATCATAAAACAAGTACTGGGGAAGGACTTCCCTGTCTACAAAATCATCAAAATCTTTCGGCAGTTCCGGCACCAGCGCCATCTCAGAATCAATTTCATCAATCTCTTTTCTGTCTTTACTATAGCTTTGCCATCTTGCGATTGCTGCACGTGGCTCTTCCTTCCCGTTGTGACAAAATTCTGTGATCCGTTTTCGGTCCCCTTCTCGTATCCATACTTTTCCACTACTGTACCAGTATCCTTCTTCTATCTCTCCCCATCCTTCCCAATAACTTAAGTTATCTATTTTTGCCGTTCTCCACTTCTCACACAGATTGTCGTAAGTGTAGTACTTGTTTTCTCCCAAAAGGAATACCCGGTATTTGGGATATCTTGTGTCATTCAGGATCATATCTCTTGTAAATACATCGATCTCTAAAACCGTGCCTGTCTTCTTCGCACGATAGAACCAATAATATGTTGCGCTCCACACAGGCGCTCTTCCACATCTTAGTACCTGATCCCCTTGATCTTCCCTGACTGTCTTTCGCATCGTTTCCGTTACTTTTAACTCCGGAAGCTTTAATAACTCTCCTCGTCTCATTTCTCCGCCTCCAGATAGTATTCTTCTGCCATGGCAAATACTTCCAGATCCGGCATTGCCACCATTTGTGCCCCTCTTCTTTCTTTGACTCTTTTTTCCACTTCTTTTCGGATATTCTGCAGACATTCTTTGAGTGTCCGGTTCTTTCTTCTTACTGCTCTGGCCAGAATTTCTTTTTCAAAACATCTCATAGACAGATACGACACGATCTCTCCTGCCGGCATCCCGTCTGTTTCCTCCTTTAACTCAACCTGCAGCTTTCCGATAGCCGCATTTACTGAATCTACCAGTTCTTCCGACAGATGCTGCTCATATACTTCCCGGATTCCATCTGGAATCCCGTTTTCCTCTGCCAGCACTTTTAAATGCTCCAGATCCTGCTCCTCCAAAAGTCCTTTTGCACATGCATTCAATTCTTCTACGGAATCAAAATTCCCAAATACATCAAACATGCTGTTTTTCCTCCAGTAATCCTTCTAATTTTTCCACGTAATCGTGATGTTTACTAAATCTGACAGCTATTTCATGCCGCTCTGACAACGTCTGATACTGCTGCCACAATTCCTGGTTCTTCACCTCTTCCCCGGACGGTTTTCTCCATTCCGCCCGCTTCCACTGCTCCGGCTTCCCGTTTTCGATCATGTTCTTGATAAAAATACAGTCCGTATACAGGGTCACATTGCACGGCGCATTTAGTATTTTCAAGGATTTCACAATTCCAAGCAGCACCAGGCGATAATAGGTCGTCTCCTGTTCTTCCCCGCAAATTCCTTTGACCGCCGGTCCTTTGCTTGTCTGACATTCCATTGCGGCCGCCCATCTTCCATCTTTGATACATGGACCTGTCAGACTTGTCCTTATGTAAATATTTACCTCTTTCATATCAAATTCTCCTGTTCAAACGGATCAGGATGTATCTTCGGTATTTGTATCCTGTTACCGGATTGATTCCCTCATGGTACGTCTCTTTATCCAGATAGTATCCTTTCGGCGGTTTCGGCTCGTCACTCCATGTTTTTCTTTTGTAAACCTTTTCTTCCGCCACTGGAATCTTTAAATTCTTGCTGCAGGAGTACCGGCTTTCTTTCATCTTGTTCTCCTCATCCGGGGTTTTGCTTAAATACTCGGCCAGCTTCCGGAAGCCTCCCTCGTCATACAGCAGATCGATGTGGACGCCTCCCTTTTCCCATGCTTTGCGCATGATCAGAT